CGCCCAACAACGCCTCGTCTTCTGTATTAGCTCTCCAGATACTTCTCAAGTACCGGAAGTCGGTGAGGGTAGCCTGTAGAGTTCCAAGGATAGTCGCAATGCGTACTTTTCGTTTGAGGTCTGCGAGAGTATCGGTTTGCCGGACAACAACCTCCGATAGATTGCAGAACTGGTAAGGTCGGAGGATGATTTCGCTACATGGATTAGTTCCAAAATCAAAGGAAGCATCTCGTCGCTCGTTTCTTGCAGCCTGTTTTTGACTAGCCACTCTAGAAAAGACACCTCGCTCTCCAGATCGGGATTCGTACAGGCTCGTCCACTCATTTAAAAACGCCTCAAAGTCTGGCTTCTCTGTGTAACACGCAGAGTTGTTTGCTAGTCCTCGTTGGGGGTTGTCAACCCACCACTGTCCGTGCTTACACCGTCGGAGTCTGTCGTCAGTGAGGTTGCTGAGACTGATGAGGGCTGATCTTCGGACTCCTCCCACGACGACGATTTGAGCAATCTTACAGCAAAGATCGTGGCACTCGACTGAGCTAAGTTTTCTTCCAGCCGCTCCCTGAAAGAGTTCAACTGTGAATCTGAATAGTTCGAGCAGAGGATCTGGACCCGATGCTCTACCTCCAAAAACTCGTAGCGCGGAACCTGCAGGTCTAACTCTGCTAGTGTCCCACTGGGGAATCTGACCCGAATACAACAGTGATACCAGTTCCCTAAACGATTTCGCCCATCCGATCTTCGAATCTGCCACATTAATAACTGTGTCGGTTTCATGGAATGTCTCTGCCACCTCCGGTAGTTTCTGTACGTACTGCCGTTCAACGCTGAAGCCCACACCTGTGCCGCACATCAAGACGTACATCATCTCGTCGAACGCCTTGGGGTGGTCGATAGGTAAGTAACTACAGTTGAACCCTGCTACGTTGTCCCGGTCCAGAGCCTCGCCAGCGGTCATCAACGCCCGCATTGAAGGCATGACTTCTAGATCGTGTATAGCCTTGAACACTTCCTTGTGTTCTTTCTCAGGCAGCTTCTCCCCCCAGTAATCTACGTAACGCCTCGCTGTTTCTTCCCACGACTCTCGACGTTGCTCTTCTGGCAAGTACCGTGCGTATCTCGACTTGTGTATGTACTGTTGGTACGCATCCATCTAATCTATTACTCCTGTTATTCCTAGTGTCTCGTTTATTATTGCGTGTGCGGCCATGTTTAGAAGCATGTACACACCGTCTGGGTACTGTTCGTTAGCAGCTATCTCAAACACTTCACCGTCTTTGTACATCACGACGGCTACCTTAACTTCTTTCCCTTCTTGTTCGTAGTCAAGCGCCTTGACTGAAAAGGCCGCGAGGAACTCAGACGTAGTAATGTCTTTCTCTTTCTTTCCGAAGTTACCCTCAACTATCTTCACGAGCCTACTTCCTTTATCAACCACTCTAGGTAGACCTTGGCTTTCTTGAGGTCTTCTAAACCGTTCTTGTATTCGTAGCGCCAGAGGTACTTCAAGCAGTTGCCTTTGAGGTAACCCTTGTACTCTTGTGGGTGCATAGAAGCCTTGATTGCTTCGATAGCTTCAATGGCCCCACGGTTGTAGTGGTCTGGCTGGGTGACGGGGTTGTTTATATCTTGAGGGTGGTACAGTTTACCGTACGCTGTTTTACTGGATACGTTCCACTCTTCGGGTGTTGCATCATCAATACTCATCTTCATCGTATTCCTCTTCTTGCTCCTGAAATTCTTCGTAAAAGAACTCTAGGCGTTTGATGAGCTTGTCTTCAAAGCGGTCTAGTATTTCTGCTGCTGATATTTGTAGGGCTTCTAGAAGATCGTCGGGGTCGTACAACCGCAACAACCGCTCTTTAGTTTCTTCTAGTGTCAGAGACATAATCGACTAATTCCTTGAGCGTACTAGTATCGTACCATTTTATGTTATTTTTGTCACACCACTGGGCCATCGTATTTCTGGTACTTTTACTCACTTTTTGGTTTGGCTTCATAAGTACGAAGATAAGTTCCTGATTGCTTCCGAGGCAGTTAGAGATTGAGCGGTACTTCTGGGTGTCCCCCGCTCTGAAGTACCCTTTACATTCGATGTAATAAGTAACACCTTGTTTTTCGTACACAAAGTCTGGGGTGTACTTTCGTTCAATTCTGTACGGGACTTGGCACGACTCGTACGTAAAACCAAATGGTTGTAGCTGCTGCGCGACATCTTTCTCAAATCCTGATCTGTAACCGTTTAGTTGTTTGCCTTTAGTTTTTCTACCCATTAGTGAAAACGCCTTCCTTCAAACCAAGCAACAATACTTTTTCTAGTGCCGCTTGTAACAGGTGTTACTCTGTGAGACATAAAAGAAGGGAACACTATAGCAGTACCTTTTGTTCTGAACTGTTCAGGAGTGTACTCGTGGCTAGACAAAAACTGAAAGTCTCCCCCCTGATACTCGTTGCTGTTAGTTAGCTGAAGAGTAACACTTAGCTTTCTTTGAAAGGGACTGTTGTCAAAAAACACATCAGTGTGCCAGCTATAGTGATCGCCTCCCTCCTCGTAAACTGTGTACTGCAGACCGTTCAGTCCTGCTAAATCAAATCCGTACACCTTTTTGTTTGCGTCGTAAAGAACATCTGATAATCTACTGTATAAAAAATTCCAGAGTTCGTGCTGCGCTGGTTCATTCTTAAAAAGGAATCCTGTCTTTCCTTTTCTACTCTTTGGTTTTTCTTCTTTAACTGCTTGTTTTCCAACTGTGGCCGTTCGTAAAGAAACAACAGCATCAGCGTACTTTGTAATGTAGTCGCAGTCTGCTTCAGAAAACCAGTTGTTGTACAAAGAACATACCTTCATTTTAGTACTTACCTAAGTTCGATTTCCGGGACTTGCGGCTCATTAGCCACCTCCACTAAGTAACGTGGGCCGTTAGCGTAGGCAAAGCCTCTAACGTCAGGCCAACAAGTTTTTTTATAAGAGCAGTACGAACAACCTACTGCCAGTTTTTTGTTGCCACTTTTACCGTCTGAAACAGCCTCGTAACAATGCTCGGGTGGTTCTTCTTGTTGAACAACTTCTTTGATGTGTTCTATACGTTCTTCGATGTCGTAAGAGATTGTGTTGTGAACGAAAGCCTTCGTGTCCTCTGTATCGTACATCAGGTACGTCAGGTGTCCGTTCTGCTTGTCCATAGCTAACCAACCAAAACGGTTGTCTCTTCCCTCTGAATGTGCATAAGCCTTAATTTGAGCAACGTAGCCAAACGGGTCGTCAAGAGCCATACTTCCGTCCTTGAATTTCTTAAACCCAAAAGTGGACACAGACTTAACATCAGTGACAACACCATCAATCTTACAGTCCATAGACCCTGTAATGCCCGAAACCTCACACCTCTTTTGTTCATCAGTAACCTCGTGTCCGGATAGTTTTGTTAAAAATAACAACATCTCTTCGATCAAGTGGCCGTACATAAACTTAACGTAAGTGTTAGGTGATAGTTCTTCTGACACGTCTGGGTTGTTGACCGCGTTCCACAGGTAACGATCTTTACGTCCGATGTTAGACATACGCAGGGTACGTCCGTCCCTTTTCTCAGTGAACAGGTTGGTCATCAGACGTTTACAGTTTTCCCCGAACTGGTCTATCTCGTCGTACAGATCAACACCTTCGGCTGGCTCTTTGTCAGCCACCGTCTTGTATATGTCTTCGACCAGCGTGTGTATGCTCATTCTTCATGCTCCACCCAGCGACACTTACGGGTTTGTCCGTTGAACTCTACTAACTGTACACGTAAAAGTTTCTGTTCTTCTGTACGTGAGTGACCGTACCGTGTATCAGTGTTCTTAGATTTTACATCGATGAACACAGGCACTCCGTTCCTGAGAGCAACTAAGTCGATAGCTCCGGTGCATCCAGCGTTGCGGAAGACTTCGTAACCCTCGTCCCACAGCCAAGTTGTTACGTAGAACTCAGCTATGTCTCCCAAACGATTCGTATCTGTTATCTTCTCAGCCATTCTGAAACTCCTTAGTGTGTGTCTGCCCATGTGGTTCCAATTTTGAACTCTCCGTCCAGCGGACATCTGAGGTTAAACGATACGCCAGCCTCCTTGAGGCAGCTGACTGCGAGTTGACCGTAAATCTCTGCTTGTTCTGTAACCACCTCCGATTGAATCTCATCGTGTATGTTTCCTATGAAGCGGTAGTTAAGATTCTTTTCAGTGGCCGCGTCGTCCAAGAGCAGCAACGCTCGTTTCATTACGACAGCACCTGCGGCCTGCAGTAAAGTGTTTAGTGCACTATGCTCGGATCGAACCCAGAGTCGTCGTCCGTCGAGTCCTCTGAGATAACCTCTCCTAGACGCCTGCCCAACTCTGTCTCGTAGAGCTTCAAGAGCAGGTGTATTTCGTAAAAAGCGGTCCCGAAGAAATCGACCATCTCTTGAAGTTCCTCCGACGATGGTTCCGATTTTAGCGTCTCCGGCTCCGTACAAGAAAGCATATATGAAAGTCTTTGCCTGAGGTCTTGTCTGAAGCCCCGCAGCAAGTTGATTTCTGGTGTGAATGTCTCCGTCAAGCAGAGCATCTGTAAACTCCTCGTCGCCCATGTAGTGAGCGAGCATCCGTAGTTCTAGTCCACTAGCGTCAAAGCCCACTAGCCTGTAACCTTCAGGTACAATCCAACACTTACGGCACTCCTCCCCGTACTCTGAACTAGCCGAAGGAACTTGTGCCATGTTAGGCCGCTGGTGTGTCATACGTCCAGTGACAGCACCGTTACTTATCACCCGCCCGTGTACCCTGCCGTCTTCCTGAACGTGTTCAAGCCACGAGTTTACTTGTGCGTAACGCTTTTGCAGCAAGAGGTACTCCAAGACTTGTTGCGCTTCGGGGACATGATGATTCTCTTTAAGCGATTTCTCATCAACAACAGGCTTGCCTGTCGGAGTGAGGCTCGTCCAAACTGCACCCTTAGGTGTAAGCCTGTCGGCCACTTGTTGCCGCGACCCAACGTTGAATACAGTGACTTTATCCTTGAGTCTCTTACCAGTTTTCTCTGAGTATCTCTCTTCAACAATCGGCGGGAAAATCTCTTGTAGACTATGTTCAATTTCATTCATACGCTCCTTGAACTTAGCGCAGAGCATGTGACACAGGCGTTCGTCGAGCAACCAGCCGTTCCGTTCTTGTTGGTGCATGAGGTACTGAACGTGATGTTCTAGTTCGATACTCTCTTCTGAGAACCCGTCGAGTTCCTGTTGAAGCCTGTTGTACACAGCCTCTGTTAGCTCTACGTCACGTAAGCAGTAGTCGATCATCTCTGGTGTGAGCTGTGACCAGTCCTCGTGGTCGCCCTTGGGGAAGCCTAGGATGTTACCCCAGTTCCGCAGGGAGTGTCCACCAGACCGGCTGGGGTTAGCCAAGCGTGACAGTATCAGGGTATCAGTGACCATAGTCCTGTCAAAAGTAAAGTCCCAAAGATGCTTAACCACAGGAACATCAAAGCCAATTCCGTTGTGCAAAACGAACATGGCCGGGGCTTTACGCGATACATACGCTTTGAAGTCTTCTTCATTACAGATTACCTCGCTCTCTCCGTTGTGACGGCAGACTGCACACCAGATAGTTGTGGCGTCTAGACCGTCAGTTTCAATGTCACAGAAGACCAAGTTCATTTGTTAGCTCTGAGATAGGTAAATTGTAACAGTCGGCTCTAACAATATATCCGTTGTCTCCGTCCTGTTCCCCTTTCTTTAAGAAGCGAGAACGATTAAAGTAGTCTTCCCGCCCACAGTCCCCAAGTATATATAACGTACCATCTTTAGCACATCGTGTAAAAACGTAGTAATCACATTTCTGGTGAGTAGAAGTTGCGGCTATGCTGCAATCGTAGTATTTTTTAGGGATAACTGTTGTACGTTTTGTTTTAACGTCGATAGTCCTTCCGTTATCTAAAGCAATATCGTAATCTTTAGTAGGTGACCGCTCTATTCCTAAGATGTCTGCTATTATAACTTCACCCAGAAAACCTGCGGCATTGCCTTTTCCTTGTGTTATGCTGTTGCGTATGCTGCCCATCTGTTTAGCTAGTTCATGGGCAAGCCGCTTTTGTTCGTCTGTAGGAACAACTATTCTCAAAACTCCGTCTCCCTCGGGTTAGGATTACTGCACTCGTGGATACGACCTGTGAATCTATCGTACCGTAACCAACACGCTGGTCCTGTCTCCCCGGCGTACCGATTCTTCAGTACCCTGACAGA